ATCCCCACATGGCCAGCCGCCACGTCAATCGTGTCGCCAGCCGCCAAAAAATCAGCAATCACTCCCATTTCAAACCCTTTCTGTCTCAAGTAAACGTAACCTAGCTTCCTGCTCTTCAATTGCCTTCTTCACGTCATCAGCAAAATCTTCCTTGCTAATGAAACCTCCACAGTACGCCAGTGCCCTCGGTGCAAGACCGATGACGGACGCATCAAGCATTGTCACGATGATCTTCACGATTTCAGCTTGGTAGGGTCGCTTGAAATACCGCAGGTGGGTCGGCCTGGCACCTGGCCTTTTGGTGGACTTCCAAGCGATCACATCCCACAGTGCCTTGACCTGAGCCTCAGCCGTCTCCTTCCGCAAGATTGCATCTACATCACTTTGGTTGATTCTGCCGGAAGCCGCTGCCTTCTGTATCTCTGCTGGTGCCCTCGCCAACTTCAGGCGAACATGTATCCACCTGGTTGGCCGATTCAACTCCTTTGACGCAACACGCAGGGATACTCCGTCTGGGTACAGCTTCTGAAGTGCCATCGCCTCTTCGTAAATGTTGAGGTCTTGTCGCTCCAGGTTCTCCATCAGGTTGATGATCTTCGCGCCCTTCTCATCCAGCTCCTGGATCACGCACGGTACCGTTTCCCGGCCCAGATACTGGAAGGCTTTGAACCGGCGGTGACCTGATACAATCCGATATTTCTTGCCTGGGTAGTCGTAAGGTTGCAGGATCAACGGATACATCAAACCAGTGGACTCAATCGAGCGGGCAAGCGGTTCAACGGACGCCATCAGCACCGGCCCGCGAGAGTTGAACTCCTCGTCATAGTAAATCTCGGTCAACGGCACCTCGTAGGTGTCGTAGCTCTTGACTCGCTCCACGACAGGCTTCTGCAAATTACGTCGAGGTTTACGCTTCTTCGCCATCGTCCAATACTTTGTTTTCAAGTGCAACCAAACAGTATGGGCTAATTTTCAGCCAGCCCACCCAGTCGGGACATATCCGGCAGGCTGGGCAGCACCAATACTCTGCGTTTTGATGAAGGGTGTAGTCGATTTGCCAGCGGGCGTCTTCAAGTGTTTCCCAATCTTCAATCCACTCACCTTCACAGTAGATGGCGAACTTACCCATCTCGACTCGAACTTCGATTGGGCTGTTTGGGAACAGATGATCTTTTTCCTCTCTGAGCAATCTCGGCAGTAAACTTGTCAGTAAACTTGTCAGCACGGCAGCTTGAACTCCGGTACACTGTATCCATAGTTGGCAAAGTCATGCAGCCACTTGTTGACCTTGCGAAGCGACTCAGAGTCGTAGTATTTGAACCATCGCCCTTTGTGCTCCGTCTTGCCGATATGATCCAGTAAAATCGAGGGTAACTTCCAATCCTGGGCCAGTTGCTTCAGGTCACCCTTCAGTGACTCAAATCGAATCAACCGCTCAGACGTTTTCGCGTGCAGGAAGATAGTCCTGCTCTGTTGAACAGTCTTGATGAAATCGTTGAAGAACGCTGTGAAACCCAGCCGGTGCCACGAGGTCATGTGCATGTACCTGGTTACCAACCAGTCGCAGGGGTGCCGGATGCAGCTGAAGATGCGGAGCCCGTCCGGGTCCAAGCCTCGCTGTACCAGCTCCTCCAGCGTGTGATGCTGACCGATGGCTTCTGATCCTGCGTGAGTCAGCAGGGCAGCTTGTATCGAGCGAGATGCGATGTGCGGCTCGCTCAGAAACAGGTAGTTGTGCTCTCGGTTTAGGACTGCCATTTAGATACCGAGCATATTACAGATTACTTTACCGATCACAACGCCCCAAGCAATGGTATTCACGGTGGCAAACCAGTCACAGAAATCAAAAAACGTGTCTTTCATATTGTCACCTTGTATCTTCGAGGACCCTTCTTCTCTCCCTTCGACTTCAGATGCACAAGCATCCGCCAGCTAATTCCATGCTTTTTGTTCACGCCGTGAATCAATTGGCTGGGCTCGCGATACCCGGCGAACTTGTTGTAGCTGTACGCATCCGTCGCGATCCACGGGCCGTTGACAATCAGCTCGCCATCCAGGTCTTGCAGGCTTGCCGCCAGGTGGTGGTGGCCCATCACGTAGTAGCGGATGCGTGTCCCGCCCTGCATCGCCCCGAGAGCCATCAGCCCCTTCTGCCTGCGGACCATGCCGTAGAACGGTATGCCCAGGCTGCCACCAACGTCATCGCCGTGCGAAACAGAAAACCCGATACCGTTGATCGCCAGGTTGACCGACCAGGAGTCGGGGATCAGAAAGTTGACGTTGCCGATATCCTGGCAGTACAGCTCGGCTGCCTTGGCCACGAGGTAGTCGAAGTTGTCGTGTGCTCCGTGATAGTCCTTCTTGACCGACCGGCGACCGTGGTTGCCAGGCACGCAGACGACGTTGATTGACTCGAAGTACGGAGCCAAATCTCGGATCATCAGTGCTTGGAGCTGACCAATCGCGAGGCTGTTCTTGAAGCTGTTACGGAAGGCGCTCCGCTGCATGTTGCCATGAATCTCGCCGCTGGTCTGATCCCCGTAGCACAGGATGGTCAGATGCCGAAAGTTGAATCGAGGTTGCAATGTCCGCTGCGTCCAGTCAATCACCGTGTCCACGTAGGTCTCTGCGCGGCGGCAAGCGATCGAGAAGTTGTACTCTTCCAGACCGCCACACTCGGTGGGAACAACAATCTGGTCCGCATGCATATCCGAGATGTGCATGACCAGGTGCTCCTCGATCACGTCATCACGTTCATCGAGTTCGCGTGCCGGCGGTAACGGGTAGTACGGGACTACGAGCTTCTGCATCTCATCCTTGACCGCAAGAAACAACCCGTGGTTCTTTGCGGCAGCCTTGGCCGACCGGCGAGCGTGATCACGCTCCGCGCGAAGATGCAACACTTCGGACTCCAGCGATTTGACCCGCTCGTCTGTCGGATCATGCTGCGGAGTAGCCTTGTGCTGCCCGCCCTGCTTCTTCACCGTCGTGGGACCAGGTACATCCTTGTGAACTCGCTCAGTCGCGATATCGCTGATCAAGGAGCGACTCACCCCGTACATCTCGGCAATCTCTGGCTGGGTCAGTCCCTCGAACAGTTTGTCCTTGATTTCAGTGACTTGCTCGTCTGTTAGCTTGCTCATGCTGCCTCTTCTATGTCTGCGAATAGTTGTGCCACCTCGCCCATCGTCATCAGCTCGATCCGTCTGTTGTCGCGGATGACCTCCAGGACACGCTCGTCACTGGGGAGGTGGATCAGGTCTACGATTGTTGCCCCACGATTTACGTCCATGCCGTCACGGTGGATGCGGTCCTCACTCTGGATGCGATACTGCGGCTTCCAGCTGTTGCTCCAGAAGACTGCCATGTTGGCCTCTGTAAGCGTCAAGCCCAGGCCACCGGACTCAGGGTGAGCCACGAAGGCGACTCGTCTGTTCTTTGTGTCGGCCCAGTGTGCGAGCGGATCAGCTCCGGTCAGCTTCTTCGTTTCGCCATCGGACTGAGCCTGATAGACGTTGAAGCCGCGACCGTCGCATCGCACAACATCCCAGCGGTTCCGCTGGCAGATGTTGACGCAACGGTCCACTGACCCTGTGAATCCGGCGAAAATGACAATCCGTCCGTGGTCATCACATTCGTCCAGGAGGTCGATCAACGCGGTCTCTTTCGGCGTTGGAATCTCCTGGGCCGTCCTGACCATGTTGGGTACCTTCCCGGTCCCACCGCAGTTGGGACAAGGCACCGTGGTCTGCACCAGGCTTGCCACAACCTCTGGCTTCAGCATGTCGATGGCGCTGTACTTGCGGTCTGGATCAGATGGGTCAAACCATTCCTGGACCTCTTTGGTTCCGCCACAGTGCCCACACGCCTTCTCGCCTTCCTGCACATCGCGGTACAGGAAGCCGTCCGACAGCTCCCGCAGCATGGTTAAACACTGCATGGCGTTGGGCGACGACCCGGCGATCACCTTGGCCACCCGAAGGGTGCTATTGTTCGGCTTGCAGATGATCGTGCGATACAATTTATCTGGAAGGTCCAAGCAGTCCTTCTTATGCTTGACCAGTGCCAGCCCGTTGAGCCGCTCGTGCAGCAAAGCCACCTCGTTCACGCTTTTCCTGAACTGGTGGTAATCATCGTAATAAAGCTCGTTATCGTGAGGGCCGTTGTCATAGGACAGGCCACACTCGGCGCACTTGTTTTCGTCGTCCTTCCAACCGAGACGATCATTGAAAATCCCAGCATTGAATTCCTTTTGCGTCATGAAGGCGAGTCGCTGCTCCATAGCCTTCTCTGACCCTTCCTTGAGAAAACCAGGAAATGCCACTTCGCACTGGCTCCACCAGTCGCACGGGGTCTTGGGGCTTGGTGTGCCACTCATCAGGATGACGAACCCGTCATAGCCGTAGTGGCTTCGTATCATGTCCGCAAGAGTTCGCGCGGCCTTGGTGCGCTGCGAGGTATATGACTTGAGGGCAGTAGACTCGTCGAACACCACACCCTTCGGCGGGTCGCCGCCGGGCCAGGCGTCCATCATCGACACCAGCTTGTCGTAGGTCATCAATTGAACTGGGAACTCTGGATCAAAATCCCACTTGATGAACTCACGCTTGATTGCCTCAAGTGTCCGCAAGGGTCCAACCCAGTACCAGGGTCGAGCACCAGACTGTTCCATAACCTCGAAGGCTGAAAGGGTTTTGCCCACGCCCATCTCCGCTGCCCAGATGCAGAAGTGGTAGGTCAATGCGTGATCGGCCATCTCCTTCTGGTGCAGACGCAAGGGGCGCTGATACTCGCGCTCCTTGATAGGCTGATCGAACCAGGCGTAAGGATTGTTGCCTTGCAGGTAGTCGAGCTGGAATCGGTTACGAGGGCTGTCGGCGACCGACCAAACTTTGCGGGGGTTCTCGCCCCACCCGTGCCACTTGGAATCCTGCATCGCTTTAATCTCATCCTTGAGGCTGAAAGGCGATTTCAGAAACCAGATTCGTCCATCAACAACCTCGATGACGGCTGGCTGCTTGATCAGCTTGCCCTTCTTCGTCTCAGTAATCAGGTTGATCTGCTGCGGCATTACTTCTGTTCCAGGTAATAGGTGTTTGGGGTGTTATGGGTGAAGCGCTTCTCGAAGTCATTCCAGACGTTCAGGCCACGACTCTCGAATTGAGACATGATGCGGTCGTACAGGAGCCGTACTGTTCCCTCTCGGCGAGTCCCCGAGACGACCGCATCACGCCATTGCTGCAACGTCCCTGATGCAACTGCAAGCATCACTCCTCGTGCTAGGGAGTCAGCAGCCACGAAATGCACACCAGAGGCACATTCCATGACCTCTACCAGGTCACGTTCATCACAAGCGAGAAGCACAGAAAAGGAAACATGACTCAAGAGATTCGGTGCCAGGCCAGTTGGTGCATAACGATCACGAAAAGCTGCAAGGCAAGAAAGAAAGCGATCCGAATCACTTTGCTGCCGCCGTGAGGAATCGCTTGATTCGGCGGGTGAATACCCAAGGGCCGTATGGCACGCCGTCAAGAACGTGTCAAAATCCACGGCTGGCTCGGTGATCAGGATCGCTTCTGGAAACATGTCACAGTCCAAATGCCGGCAGGAATGAAGGCAGCAGGGTCGAAGCTGGGGCCGCAGCTCGTTCAGGCAGACCGGCGGGCAGGATGCCAGAATCCTCAACCGGAATCTTGCCGATCTCTTCCAGAGTCGGAACGGCTACGTCAGGGTTGACCGCCCACTCGACGTTGGCGTCTTTGGCCCAAGTCCGAATCCGTCGCACGGGGACCATGAAATTGAAGCCCTGGAGCTGTTGGACACCCATCGTGAGCATCCCGACGTACTCGCCCGTACCCTTCAGATACATGCCGCCGCCAGACGAGCCGGGGAACGACACGGTCGTCACCTGGTCGAACACCCTGATCTGACCGCCATCCATCTCCAGCGTGCGGCCCACCTGAGACAGCACACCAGTCGTGTAACTGTTGGCCCCGAACTGGCCCAGCAACGATCCGCAGTGAGCGATCTCAATGCCGACAGCAGGTACATAATCGACCGGCATGAACGTCGCGGTCGCAGTCACTGGGTATGCATTCTTGCGGCGAACCATTAGCAGCGCGAGGTCTTCACCGTGCTCGGCATCGCTGTACTTCACCACGGTGGCGTCCAGCTTCGTCTCGCCGACCCGGCGACCGTCCTGCTTGAATTCCTGGACGATCTGGGGCTCACGAAACTGAACCACCACCTTGGTGTCGCCTGTCCCGGTCACAATCCGACGCACCGTGCGGAGGTCGCTCACAACGTGACCTGCTGTCCAGACGAATGAAACGGTGTCCTCACCAACCTTACGAGTCACCAGCGTGCCTGACCCTTGGGCGTTGCCCGCCTTGATCGTGACACTGATGTCTTGCAGGTGCGAAGGCACATCAGCAGTCGCTGTCGCAATCACGCCGGGCTGCCCGGACGTAAGAGGAGGATTCTCAGGCTCGAAGCCAAAAGCAGTAGAAGTCAAGCACAAGAACAAACACGCAAACAGGTACTTCATTCAATTACTCCGACCAAAGGGCTATTACGATTAACAACGCCACAAACACCATCGTTGAAAGCAGCGACCAATACGCAAGCTCACACAGTGCTGCCACGTTTACCACTCCACAAGGATCAGCGAGGTGACTATGACGACTGCGCCAGCCAGGAGTGAGCACAACACCATCATCAGTGTGTTATCCATGACCTCTCCTTCAACTCGGCTGCCAGCTCACACTCAAACTGCTTAATCCGTTGAGCGAAGCTGTTGGCTAGGTTCACGTCCATGGTTAACATCTCGGTGTCTTCCCGACACCACAACTGAGCAGCGAGTGCCATGGCGTCCCAGACGCTTGGTGTCGTGGGACTCATCGCGCACGTCGCTTTCCAACCTCCTCTGTCACGACAACAGGAGCCTCGTCCTTGACACTGACGAACCGAGTAATCTGCTCAATCAGTGTTTGTGACGGCGGGACATTCGTGAAAGGAGTCGAGCAGGGCAGAATGACTGCCACGTGCCACGAATAGGTGCCCTTCTCAACCAGACGGGTCTTCATGGTCATCGCCATTGGACCATGCGGCGTCATGCCTGTCACATCAGCACCAGCAGCCTTCTTCGCTTCAATCTGAGACGGCGTCAGTGGACAGAACGGATAAATCTTGCCGGCCTCAGCCCTCGCAGACTTTGTGCCACAGAAGTATTCCAAGAACCGCCCGGTGGAACGCTCAAACACCAGAAACGACGGGCCATACATGCAACCTGAGTTCGGTGTCTCAGCCGCTTGCGCGATCCCTTTGAAGAGGTCGCTGTTTGGGTCATAAGACGTTTCAATCGCTTCGGTGTCCGACAGGTTGATTGCCTTCGGACGACGGGCCAAAACAAGCACGTCAACCGAGTCACCCAGCCGAGTCAACTCGTCGCCGCCCTCTGGGATTCCCCACTCACCAGGACCGACTTTGCGGTTGTTCACCGCTTTGCCCTTGGTGTAGAGCTGGAGGCGCGACAGGAAATTGCCTACCTGAGCCAGCGTCGTGTAATCAGCATCACTGCCAACTTGGGTGGAAGGAAGTTGGGTCAAATCAAGAGTTACAAGTTCGTTTGCCATCAATTGCCTCTTCAAAAGTAATCGTTCCGTTTCAGTCAACACGTTGGGTCAGGTGTCAGTTTGTCTCCTTAATTTGAGTGAAGTATGTTTGACTGCTTCCCTG